TGAATACAATAGACAAGATACAATGTTGTTGGTGAAGATTCACAACAAACTTAAGTTTTTAGAATTAGCTAATCAACTTGCACACGAAAACACAGTACTGCTTCCAACAGTAATGGGTTCAGTAGCAATGATTGAGATGGCAATTTTTAATGAGGCTCACGAACGTGGGTTAGTTGTTCCAGATAAAAAACGAAAGGTTGAAAATGCAGAAGAAATCCAACAGGCAGCAGGTGCCTATGTTGCTACGCCAAAAAGAGGTATGCACGAATGGGTCGGCGCCGTCGACATTAACTCGCTCTATCCCTCGGTTATTCGCGCCGTCAACATGGGTGGAGAAACGATTGTCGCACAACTTAGACAAACATTAACTGACCATTACATGAAAGAAAAAGGTCGTAACCTTGCTGAAGGAAAGAAATATTTCAAAGAAGGTGATGACGATGTGACTGGTGCTATATTATGGGAGAACATGTTCGGCTCATTAGAATATACTGCGGTTATGAATCAAGAACGTGGCACTATGCTTACTGTAGATTACGAAGATGGTCGCAGTGAAGAAATGAGTGCGGCAGAAGTCTGGAAGATGATTTTTGATAGTCATAAGCCCTGGATGCTCTCTGCAAACGGAACAATCTTCACATATGAAAAAGAAGGTGTTGTTCCCGGTCTACTTACACGCTGGTACACAGAACGTAAAGTAATTCAAAAACAAGCAAAAGAAGCATATGGAACAGATATGTATGATTATTACGACAAGCGACAACTTGTTCGTAAGATTTTATTGAACTCAGCGTATGGTGCATTGTTAAATGAACATTGTCGTTTCTATGATAAACGTATTGGTCAATCAGTAACATTAAGCGGTCGTCAGATTGTTCGTCATATGATGAGTACAATCAATGAATCTGTAACTGGTGATTACAATTACGAAGGTCCTGCAATTGTTTATGGTGATACTGACTCATGTTATTTCACAGCATATCCTATTCTTAAACCTCAAATAGAGAGTGGCGAACTAACTTGGGATAAAGAAACTTGTATCGGATTGTACGATGGCATCGCTGACCAAGCTAATGAATCGTTCCCTGCATTTATGGAACGTGCATTTCATGCACCTCGCAAGAATGGTGAGATTATTAAAGCTGGTCGTGAACTGATCGGTGATCGTAGTATCTTTATCACTAAGAAGCGTTATGCTATTAACATCTTTGACAAAGAGGGCAAGCGTAAAGATAAAGACGGTGCTCTTGGTGATATCAAAGCTATGGGTCTTGACTTGAAACGTGCTGATACACCTAAGTATGTACAAGAATTCTTAATGGATGTGCTTGAGATGGTTCTTCAACGAGGTAAAAATCGTGAGGATGTAATTGAACGTGTTAAGGAATTTAAACGTGTTATGGTAGCACAGGACAGTTGGACAAAAGGTTCACCTAAGTCAGTTAATAACTTGACTAAACATACACAAATATTTGATAAAACAGGTAAGTGTGGTGTTGGTCACGCACGTGCCGCAATCAATTGGAACTATCTACGCAGAATGAATGGAGACAACTACAGTCAACAAATTGTTGATGGTATGAAAATTATTGTATGTAAACTTAAATCTAACCCATTAGGCTTTAATAGTATTGCTTACCCAGTTGATGAATTACGATTACCTACATGGTTCAAGGAATTGCCATTTGATGACGGCGCAATGGAATCAACACTAGTTGATGAAAAAATTGACAACTTACTTGGTGTATTGAATTGGGACATTAAGAGTAACATTGATGTTAAATCTACATTTGATGACTTATTCAGTTTCGGTTAAATTGCTCATTGACATTCGCAATAAATGCCATTATAATACACAACATAACTACCTAAATAGTACTATACATAAAGGAAAAACATGAAAGACTATCTTAAAGACTTAATCGACCATACACATGGTCTTGGTATCGATCTGATTAAAATCACCGGTACTGACACAGAGACACAATTCAATGCTATTGCAGAAGATAAGTCTCTTATCCTTAGTGGATCATTTAAAAACCCAATTCACGACTTCATTGGTGTGTTTGGTATGCCCAACTTAAGTAAACTCAAAACAATTGTTGGCTTTGATGAGTATGATGAACATGCTAAAATCAATGTGTCTAAAACACAACGTGATGGTGAAGATGTTCCGGGTGCAATTCACTTTGAAACAAAAACAGGTGACTTTATTAATGACTATCGTTTGATGTACAAAACAGTTGTTGAAGAAAAGATTAAATCTGTTGGCTTTAAAACTCCACCTTGGAATGTTAGCTTTGAGCCTACCATTGCTGGTATTCAGCGACTAAAGAAGCAAGCAAGTGCTAATAGCGAAGAAGAACATTTCGTGGCTAAGACAGATGGAGATGACTTGAAATATTATTTTGGTGACCCATCAACTCACTCGGGTAGCTTTGTGTTTCACCCTCAAGTAGGTGGCACATTGACTAAGAGCTGGTACTGGCCCGTTAAACAAGTTATTGGCATCATGGACCTAGTCGGTGATAAGATTGTTCGCATTAGTGATGCTGGTGCAACAGAAATTATTGTTGATAGTGGTTTAGCTACATATTGCTATAGACTCCCAGCACAAGCAAAATGATAGACCACGTATACGGAGGTGAGTTCCTAGCTGTTATTAGTAATAAGGGTTCAACTCCTTTTATTAACAATAGTAACCCTATTACAGGTACTGTAGCATACGACTCTAATAGCCAGACGTTGAAAGTCTATGATGGAAATAGTTTTATAACATTAGGTGGTGGTGTTGCTAATATTCATTTGACACAAAATGCTATCAATATCTTAAAGTGGGCTGAACAGAAAATGCTAGAAGAAGCCGAGCGCAACACATTAGCAGAAATAACCCCCGCTATTAAAAACTTGATGGATCAAATTAAAGAAAAAGAAGAACAGATAAAAATGGTCATGACTTTAATTAAAAGTCCAGGTAATGAACCAATAGAATTAATGGGAAGTTAATGGAACAAGATAATCTATCACAAAAACAAAACCCTGAATGGGCATTGTTCTTACCCGCAGTCAGTAGTTTTTATATTGCCGGCTTAGGTAAACAACGTAAAGGTGAAAAGTACTTTGATAAAGCACGAATCCCTGCACAATTCAATGGTGATGTTGAGAAATTAAATTTCTTAAACAGCAAAGAAGGTCTCTATTATTACAAATGGGGATTGTACAGTGCTGGTCACGCTAACTTAGATACCACTAAAGACGATCCCAATGAATCAATCATTAGGGAACGTGAGGAAGGTACATTTATGTTGGGTGACAGCGGTGGATTTCAGATTCTAAAAGGTCAATGGCCTGCTGACTGGAAGGATCCTAACTGCCCACGTGCTATGATTAAACGCAAAGCTGTATTGAACTGGATGGATACATACATGGACTATGGTATGTGTTTAGATATCCCAAGTCAATCATTAACAACGTTTGGCATGAAAGATAAGAATGGTAATAGTTTGCATGGTATCAGTACTATTGAAGAAGCTATTACTGCTACTCACATTAACAATGAATACTTTATTAAAAATCGTAATGGTAAATGTAAGTTCTTAAATGTATTGCAAGGTCGTAATCATGGTCAGTCGGAAGATTGGTACAATGAGATGAAGAAGTACTGCGATCCAAATATCTATCCAGACAATCACTTTAATGGTTGGGCGTTCGGTGGTCAGAACAAAATTGATGTACACTTAATGCTAACACGCATGGTTGATATTATCCATGATGGATTGTTAGTAGAGGGTAAACATGACTTGATTCACTGTTTGGGTACAAGTATCTTAGAGTATGCGGTATTGTTTACTGATATTCAGAAAGCTATTCGCAAGTATCACAACCCTAAATTACAGATTACATTTGACTGTGCAAGCCCATTCTATAGTGCGGCTAAAGGTTTAGCATATTTTAATACTAATATTGAGCATAACAAGAAATGGTCATACAGTATGGAAAAAACCGCTGAGAAGAAATCTTATGCTACTGATACACGTAAGTTTAAGGACGCAGTATTAGCCGAGAGTATCCATAAAATCTTTACAGACAGTCCAGTTACTGATAAACTAGTACTTAAGGACATGTGTTACAGGGGTCATGGATTCTTAGGACAACATGGTAAAGAAACTAAAACTAGTTGGGATACATTGAGTTACACATTGATTCAAAGTCATAATGTTTGGATGCACATGAATGCAGTTCAAGAGGCTAATCGTCAATATGAAACAGGTATTACTCCTAAAATGCTTATTCATAAATTTGAAGGTAGTAAGTTCTTTGGTGAAATAGTTGATGAAATTTTTTCAAAGAAAATCAAACAAGAAGCTATTGACTTGATTGATTATCATACTAGTTACTGGAAACAATTTCAATCAGGTAGCCAAGGCATTAGTGGTAAACGTACAGTTAATGCCATGACAATGTTTGACCAATTATTTGAAGTAAATACAGATGAACCGGAAGTAGATGAAGTCATTGAAGATAGTGATGACGAAATCGCAAAAGTATTAGGAGAATGATATGCCATATAAAAGTCGTATTAAGACACTAGAAGAATCTCATAGAGTAGTTGAAAATCAAATTTTTCAGTTAGAGAAAGCAGGTAACGCTGATCCTGAAAAAATAAAAAAATTAAAAGAAGTTAAGGACAAATATTTTACTGAGCTACGATTGATGAATAGGGCACAGTGGGATTATGACCATGACCGAGTAGATTTAAATGATGATCGTTAATGAAATATAAAAAAATCATAACATGTGGCTGTAGCTTCAGTGACCCATCCACTCCTTATACTTGGGTAAATTTATTAGAACGACGGATTAAAAAAACAAATCCTAATGTGGTATTTGACCACAGGGGATTGAGTAGCCAAGGTAATCAATTAATTCAAAAAAAAGTAACTCA